ATTGTACTTTTCCCTGCCTTTAGCCGTAAGACCAGCGCCTTGATCCGCTGGAAGCTTTTCACCGCGGCCAATCGCAAGGCTCGGGCCACCCTTTTTAAGGAGGACAGGAAGCTTGTCATATGTTTTTTTTCCTACATTTTTTTCGGTGAACTCTTTGGCCACAGAAGGCTTGATCCCAACCTTCTTTGCGAACTTGGGATTGTTTTCAGCGGCCTTCATGAGCTTGAACTGAGCTTTAGACTTGGCAGGCATTAGACGCCCTCATTCTTGATGTAAATGCCCTCAAACGAGGCCGTAATGAAGAAATTCGACCCAGACAGAGCAATCGCTCGAGCCTCGATGTCTGACTTTTCTGGAATGGGCAAGGGGATCTCCCAGTCATAACGGAATACGTTTGAGTTGACCGTAATGTCCGCAGTGTTCAAAAACACACCCCCAAAAGGGCGGAAGAAGAACTGACCCAACACGTACTGGGCAACGTTATTTGAAGCGGCCGAGAACGTACCGCCCGTGATGTATAGCGTGTACCCAGCCGGTACAGTCCACATGGCCATCTGGGACTGATTGGCACCTATAGGAATCTCAGCGTAGACGGTAGCAGGTACCCCGGCAGTGACGGTTCCCGTGCCCACGTAAATAATGCCAGCAGCAGTCCCGCCAGAGCCAGCAGTAGCAACGTAAGCCATAAAAACTCGAAGGAACGATTTGGTCGTAAGGACCGCGGTCTGGCCATCGAGCTCAACGGTTTCACTAATTTCATTGTAATTTGCATCCAGACCCGTCACGACAACCGTTCTGGCCCCCGTCCCTGACGCATCATCATCCGCACTTGCGCTTGACACCTTCATCTGAATCGCAGCGGCAGGATATGCGTACAACCCACCATGCGACCAAATGGTTTCTGTCGATCCATTGATGTCCGCATTATTGCCAAATCGGAACAGATTTTTGTGCTCGTAGATCTGACCACGAGCTACCTGTAACTCAAAGGGCTCGTAAGCCCCCTGTCTTGTAGCGGACGAGATGATGCTCATGCGTAGCTCTTTACCATCTCAAGCACGATGGAATAAGTGTCACCGCTTGTGGCCCCAACGGTTGTGAATCTCACGTCACCCGTCTTGCCATCGCCGGCATTGTTCGTAAGGCCCCCAAACATGGAGAAATCCCACGTGTAAGAGCCATCAGCGCCCACCACAAAAGCGGTCACGTCAGTATCAGCATCCCACAGGATATTGACCCCCATGCCGGCAGTAGAAGCGTGAATCTTGTTGATCGTCACGCCATCACAGGCTTTACCTGAGGCACTAGACGATAGGGAAGAAACGTCAACCTTGAGCACAGCGGACTCACCGGTGCCATCACTGACGTTCGTAAATTTCATGATGGCCATTCGCTCGCCATCAAAAAGCGTTTGACTCGTTACTGCGTCAGCCATGATTCGATCCTAAAAGTAAGCGGGGGCCTAAGCCCCCACCGGTTTAGCACGAGCCGCCGTAAGCCTTTTTAACTACCTTGGGACCGTACTTCTCATTCGAGTCCTTCTTGGCAGCCTTCATTGCAGGTGCATTCTCTTTATCAAAGATCTTCTGCAACCTTCCCTGTGCAGGGGTCACCTTGCCACCGGTCTTATACGTACCGGCAAGCTCCGTGATGTACACAGGCTTTGGAGCGGGCTTACGACCTTGGGGCATGGCCACGGGAGCGCCCTCTTTATTAACACTTCCCCCCGTGGCGTAGGCCTTTTTTGCCATACCGCCCTTTTTGTAACCACCTTGACCGTCAACCACACCACCAGTTGCACAAGCCATTCCGCCCTTCTTGTAGCCACCGCCATTGCCCAGCTTCACATCTCCCGTTTTGGCGGGGGAGTGATCAGGTTTGGCCTGAACTACTTTGGTCGTCTTGTGTGACTTGGTCTTGATGATGTTGCCATCGTCAGCGTACTGCTCGTAGGTCTTGGTGTCACCCTCAACCATGCCGCCTTTTTTGTAGCCGCCACCGTTGCCTTTGACGACACCACCGGTCTTCAGGCCCTTGTGAGCCTTGGACGCAGCCATGTCCTCATGCTTTTGAAGCTTAGCCTTCACGCGACCAATTTCCTCGGACTCGTTACGGATCTCCTTCTCGAGCTTGCCACCCTTCTTCATCATGGTGGCAGCAGTGCCCACAGGAGCCGCAGGAGCAGCACCAGAGGGACGAGCAGCCATTGCACGACGACGGGCGTTCAGAGTGGGCTTCATGGGCTTAGCAGCAGGCATCATGCCGCCACGAGCCATGCCAATACCAGAACCGGTCATGGTTCCAGCACCAGACATGCCGCCGTAGGCCATCTTCTTCTCGACCGAACCGCCTTTTTTGAGCTTCAGTTCAACTGAAGGCTCAGTGGTCATCATTTTGACCATAGGCTTGAATTGACCCATGATTAACGCTCCTTCGCAACGAAGATGTAGTCAATCGTCATGGTCTTGGCAGCGGCAGCACCGTTTTGGATTGCGAACGATACGGTCAGCTCTTCGTCATCAGGAAGGTTCGTGGTGACAGAAGTGCCTTTCACAGCGCCATTGACCGAATACTCAATGGTCGAAGCGCCATCGTAAGCAAAACCAAGGGTGATGAACGTGTCATTGGCCATGGTTGCCACAGCGGAAGTGGTGGTCGCAGTGTTGTTCTTCTCAACCAGCAGGCTAACCGAGGTCGACCCATCAGCTTTAATGAAGAACACGCCATCCGTGACATCCAGCGGGCTGGTGTCCGTGATCTGAAGACCCATCACAACATCTGATTCAGTTGCATCGTTAACCTTGAAGCGAGCTTCAAAGAACAAACGCTTTCCAGAGGCGAACAAGAAAGACTCGCCAACCTTCTGCATCGCAACCAGATCATTGTCTGCGGCGCTATTGGTGATAAGGAGCAGACCGCCATCACCGTTTGCAAGAGCTTGGGTGGCACCGGCATCAGTCTCCGTTACCGTCCAATTGCCTGCGGTGTAGTAGTCAAAATCCTCAAAGTACGTATGGAACTTGGTCGCCGCAGGCTGACCCATGTCGGCAAAAGGAGAATCCTCGCCAACATTGGTAACGCCGTTTGGGAACCGAGTATTGATGATATTTGCCATCTCGATCTCCTATAGAGCGGGGGCCGAAGCCCCCATTCCCAATTTAGACGCCCGGGGTACCGTAAACGGCACGAGGATCAGTGAAGCCAACGTCGTAACGCTCGGTTGCCTTATAGCGCATCGAGTCAGTTTCGAAGTCACCTTCCATGGTCTTCTCAAGCTTACGACGCATCAGAAGCTTCATGCCCTCAGGAGCGTCAGTCTGCACCCACCATGCAGTGGGAGAAGTCAGACGGGAGAGGACAGCAGCACCCTCATCGAGCAGCCCGATGGACTTGATGGGGTTGATGTCGTTGTTAGCGTTGCCAGCACGGAGAACAGACTTCAGCAGAACCTCTGCTTGGAAGACGTTGCCGGGAGCCACGACCAACTGACGGGGCACCAGACGGATCTTCTTGCCGTTGTTGTCCACTGCCTGACGGATCTGGATGAGCATCTGCTCAAGAGAGGTCTGGCTGAGGTTAGCAGCGGTGGTCAGCAGGTTGCTGAAAGTACCATTCACGATAGGGTGCGATGCGCTGTTCAGAGCAACACCGTCGCCGCCTGCATAAGAGGCGTTGAAAGCGCGGTTCAGAACGTTGGCGCACAGGGTCTCCTTGGTCTCAATCAGAGACTGAGCAAGGTGACGTGCATACACCTGACCGATACGGATGTGGTCGCCGTCTTCCACGAGCACTTTGGTCAACGCGAAGGCGAGGCCATACACGTTGTACACATAGCGCTTCAGGAAGAGCACACCACCCTGCTGGTACGAAACAGGAGTTCCGTCAGGCAGTTGAGGTGCTGCGCCAAAGCCGTAAAGGACTGGCTCTTCGTGATAGTTACGGGGAATACCTTCTTGCTCGCGGAACACACGGCTCCACTCGTCGGTACGCTGGTCATAGACTCCGTCGAAGCACTCGTTGAGGATTGGCTCAACAATCGAACGAAAGTCGGTACTACGCATCGGGGCTGCCATTTTCTACGCCCTCCTTTTAGATAGCGGTGCCAGCAGCACCGGCGAATTGGAATTCGGCGATGACAGCACGGACGATTACATAGGAATCACCCCAAGCATTGTCGGGGTACGGGGCCAGATCCACGATACGCATCTGAGCAGAGTTACCAGCGCCAACCAAGGTGGTGGAGAGGGTAGCCTGAGACAGACCAGTCGTCGTTGAACCTGCGGTCACGTTGCTGAGGTCAGCTTCGTCACCAATCGAGGTTTGAGCCAAAGAACCGTCGGCTTGGATCTCATAAACGATGTTGGGATCGTTGTAGAAGTAAGCCACGCAAGAACCGGTCTGGTATGCCGTGTTGGCAGGCCAGTAGTTCGAGACACGACGGCGGCCAGTGGTATCAGTGAACTCGACACCAGCAAACGCACCGGCAAATGAATCACCAGCGGCTGCTGCTTCGATAACACCACCAGTCACAAACTTGACCGGCTGACCCTTGAGGATATTACTGGCATAGCCAGAAGCGATACCGCCAGCGAGCGCCTGAGCGCGATCCAAACCGGTAGGGTGGAACGCAGGACGCAGGCCGAACGGAGCAGAGGTTGCAGACATTTCTAACTCCTTTATAGAAGGTTACCCGTGGAATACGGGGGCTTGTACATTTCGGTCCAATTCGCCAAAGCCTTCGCCTTCAACCCCAGCAAGGGATCTACCCGAGCTGTCACGTGCACCCTGAAGATTCTCCACTTGGACACGGATCTTATCCGCCTCTTCCATGGGCTTCTCATGGTGCATCTGCAACATGATGTCCTGATAAATCTCCATAGGGATCTTGTACAGGCGCATCTCATTACAGGCAATGAATCCAATGTCTTCGCCAGCTTTTACGCGGTAATTTTCAAATCCGTGGAACTCCTCCGCTTTCACGGGTATGTACCCCAGACGCATCCGCTTATCAATACTGTCGTAAGAATTGGTGGTTGATAACCAGCAAAAGTGCCATCCCTTAACATCGGGGACCTTTGGCAGCGCACTCTGTGTCCACTCATCGCTCCACATCTTTCGACGTTCCTGCGCTGACATGAACTTTTCTTCAGGTGCAGCCCGGCTGGCGTCCTCGCTTGCGCGAGTTTCGCGACCACCGGCAGAGATTGATTTTTTAAGACGTGAGTCCATATTCGTTACCCTTTATAGTTTCGTGCTTCTTGTGCATATCGCTTGATCATCTTGGCGCGTTTATCTGGGTCATCCCACATACCCGCATCCTTCATCGCTCGGACCTGCTCAGGTGCTAATACGAAGGAATTTCTCCCTCCGCCACCGGATGCAACCTCACGACTAGATCCCGTCACAAAACTTTTGGGCCTCCTTTTTGGAGCTTCGTCATACGATTCATTGTATCTATGGGGCAAGCGTTTTGACAAGCGTTTATCCAGCTCATCCCAATAATCTTCGCTTGCAGGGTCATAACCCTCCTTCATCAGCTTTTGGTCGATGATTTTGGCAATTTGGCTGTCCTCATCATCCCCATTTGCCGGGTCATACCAAGGATTGCTTTCAATCCACTGGTTGGCCAAACGCTGAACCCGGGGGTTAATTGCGCTGTTATCTTGGGTATTTGCCTCAGCAACCCGTTGGCGCAGGCCATCAAGGGCCTCGAGCTTACGGCGGCTCTCGTACCACATCTCTTGAGCCTTCGTGAGCGTAGCGCCGTCAGAATTGTCTGTGGCCTCCCGCATCTTTGCCGCGGCATATTGCATCCGAAGCTTTTCGTCTTCGATTGCTTTATCAACCCGGGCAATATCAGAGCTATGGGATTTGCGCTCAATAACAGACAGGCGCTCCATTAACTCCTGATTCTGCTTTTGAAGCAGCGTCAAACGATGGTCCTTCTCTTCGTTCGTGCGCTTGATCAGCTCCTTCTTAGCACGACGACGAGCTCTACGGGCCTCTCGCACGGCATCAGTATCGTCTGGGTGATCTTGGTCATCATCTGCCGCCGCATCAGCCGATTGAGTCTCCTCGGGCTCTGCCTGCGGGTTATCAATGTTCTCCGGCAGCTCAACAACGGCCGAACCGTCCTTTTCTTCAACAACTTCGATTTTCTCTTCGCTCATAAATAAGCCCTCATCGCTAAGGGATCGCCAGTCACTTTGGCAATCACTTCGTGGTCATTCAGGATCATGAACAGTGCAGGCTCTTCAAAATCTTCCTCACCCGGCACTTTCACTTCCCAACGGTCGCCGCCCCACTTTGGGACACGGATAAAATCACCCGGCTCACACCAAGACCCCTCGGGCCAAGGCTGCATCGTGTCGCGATGCTTAAATGCCAGTGGTCCAATCATTAGGACCTTTGCGACCATGTTTTGCCACTTTTCGGTTTCTTTGGTTTCTTCAACCAAAATAATCCCGGCGCTGGTTGCTTTCTTCTTCGTGCGGCGCAATTGCACCAAAATACGTCCACCAAGAGGTTTAGCACCGGGGTCCACGCTCGGAAATGCCCAAGCCAATTCAGCTTCGTTAGAAGCTACCGGTTCACTCATTCTCATCTTCCTTCATCAGGTTGTTCAAAATGTCCAAGGCGTCTTGCAGTCCTTGGTATTGGCCAGTCAAACGGTTATATGCATCCCAGTTCGGCGCTTTTCCATGCGCGAGGGCCAGACTTATTTCAGTCTGTGATGCCTTAATACCCGCTATCAGGTCACCTAACGTCTTCACTTTTTCTTAGCTTGCGATAGAGCGCCTCCATTGGTTGCAGGGGCTTGGCCCTTGGGTTGCATGGACTGTCCATTCAGCGGCACGCCCATAGCGATGCGCTTGTGCTGAGGGACCATTTCAGACTTTTGGCTTTGATCAGACATTTACAATGCCTCCTTTGGCAAGTTCAACAACGGTTTTCTCTTGGTCGTACTGCAACCGAGCGGCGTCACGGGACAACCTTGCCGTTTCAATCCGCTCCTTCATTTCCTGATCGCCGGTCGCAATGGCCAGCTTCAGTTGAAGTTCTTCCATGGCCATCTGCATGTCGTTGGCCTGCTTCTTGAGATCCAGCTCAATCTCAGCCTTGTCCTTCTGGGCCTTGAGTTGCATCTCAGCCTGATCCCGCTGGGCACGTCTCTGGGTCTCAGCCATGGATGTCTCCATGAGAACCTGAGCATCAGGCGGTAGCTGGGGCTTGGGCTTGAACTGCTCCATGGTCTTGACCATCTCTTGGATGACCGGCATGACCCCCTTGAGGGTCTCCTCGGCGTCCATGGTGACGTGCTGAGCCACGGCAGCGTAAAGCTTGTCCACCGTCTTAGGATCGGTCAGGATGGCGTAATCAGGCACCTCGCCGGCACTCTTCTCAACGTACCCGTTCATGCGGTTCAGGTACCAGAGCACCAAGTGCTGCTTAATGTGCTCAATCGCCTTAGGTAAGTAATGAGGTGCGATCAGCGGGTTCTTGCCAAAAACAGGGTCCTTAGCAAAATCAAGGTGCGTCTGTATGTGGCCAAGGTGATCCTGCTCAGGATAAGCATACGCAGCCTGCCCAATCGACATGGCAACGTTCTCGTTCGCTGCATCTCTCTTCTCCGGAGCGGGGACATTTACCATCAATTCGTTAACACCCGGGACCTTCAACTGCTTTAAGAAGCGCTGAATCACCACCGAGCGGTTAAACATGTCGGGATTCTTGTCCATGATGGCCATAACCGCTTGGGTCTGGGCCATACGCTGGGTTTCCGAGAAGATATGCGGGTCAGAAACAGGGATTACGTCCGTATTCCGTGAGAAATCCTCTCGCTTGACCTCAAGATCAGCGACCATGTCGCCCAACATCATGTCATCGAGGTACCAACGGTTGATTCGACCCAAAACCTTGAGCAAACGGCCCTGAGACTCATGCAATCGGGCGTGAATCGATGAGAAAACCACCGCTCCCTGCTCAATCAGCGCCTGAGTCGTGCCAACAGGGGTATTTGCGTTGACGTCAGCGATCTTTTCTTCAGCCGTCGTCACAACACCCTTGGCTGCGGTCGTTAACCACCCCAGAAGCTGGTACAAAACTGGGCTGGGAGGGTTAAACGGCATGGGCATGGCCACTTTTCGGATGTCATCCACACCCGGAGCGGCTTCAATCTCAGCAACCTGCGTGACTTCCACGTTTTGAGACTGACCGGAGACCTTCGCCCCCTTCAGTTTGATCATGGTCGCAGCGTTATTGATGTGCGCTGAGTCCATCAGGGCCCGCAGAGCGCCCGTAAGAGCCGCAGACAGGCCGCCAATCAGGTGGGGAAGGCCAATAGCATAAGCACCACGCCAAGGGATGAACTTGAACTCAATGATCCAGTCCAGCTTGATCATGCGCTCGTCGCCCTCTTCCCAGTTACGGTAGAGTCCAACGACCTCAGACTCCTGATCGTCAATCATCAGGATGTAAGGCGCAGACTTTCCTTTGGAAAACTGGTCGTCTTCAAGCTCGAGCCACGTGTAGACGTGATAAACCTTGCGTAAGCCGTCGTCGTTCTCGTCGAACTTCTTACCCTCAATCTTGTTCGTGGCCTTTTGTGGCCCCGTTTGGGTGGGTTCAATCGACGTCTTGACGAAACTGATGTCCCGATACATCCCGCGGTCAATTCGCTGGTCGAATTCGTACTGCGTGATGATGTCGACCTCGGTAACACGCTGGGCGGTGTAGAAGTTTCCAGCAGCAAACGGCAAAAGGACGTTATCAATCGGCAGGAACTGAGCACACGGACGCTTTTTGCTCTCGTCATACCAGAGCTTCATGTACTGAGAGCCACCCAAAGGTAGCTGGGTCATCATCTGCTCTTGCTCGTCACGGAACTCTTCGATCTGTTCCGTCAACTGCCAGTTCATCAGGTCACGTTTGCGCTCAGCAATCGCGACTTTTTCGTCGTCAACCTTGCCAATAATCTTGGTGCGGGTAGGACCATCAGGCGGGAAAAGCTCTTTGACGGCTCGAGCAGCAAAGTCGATACAGGCCTCAGCCATGGCAGGGTGCACAACCTTCGATGCGCCTTGGAAGTTGGCTCCGCCGGGGGCGTCATTGCCCAGTCCGGTGCGCTTGATCCCCTCTTCGTACTGCTTGTCACGGTCTTCACGAGCCTGCTTGTCCTTCTCAGCGTACTCAATGAACCGCATGGCCAGCTTCTGGAGGTCAAACGGATCAATCCGAGGGTCGTCAGCAAGGTTTGCGTAGAAGTCGGGGTTCTCTTCTGGGCCCTCAGGCTCCATGGTCACCACCGCAGAGCCGTCAGGCAGCTCCTCAATCTCGGCGTTTCCGAGCTCAACGTCGACTTCAATGCCCTCTTCAGGGATCTCTTCACCCTCAAGGCCGCCTACAAAGCGCTGAAACTCAGGATCGATGGGGAATTGCTCAGCCATGCTTTGGTTTCCTTACCTTTGAAAGCGCAGATGCGGGCGCCTTAACTGGGCCGCCCTTCTTTTTCTTAATCACACGCATGTCAGGAATTGTGTCGCTCTTGTAATAAGGCATCATAACCCCTTGCCCAGTCTCAATCATATCGAGAATGTAGTTACGCACGTTTTTCGGTGTTGGCGTTACGCCTTGACCTTGAAGCGTATATGCAGCCTGTCGCTCAAGCAGATCCAATGCGTCGCCTCGAGGAGACTTCAATCCGGTCAATTCGCCACCGCCAAACCAACGGCCAGCCTGCGCCATGCCACCGGGAATGCCCAAAGACTCAGCAATCTTCAACATCTCGTTTTCAGCGGCGCCGTATTCTTTATTTTGAAAGCCGCCCTGCTCCGTAAAGTAGGGGTGATACGCGCTACCCCGTGTTTGACCTGCGGCTTCATGCACGTCCAACACAACAGACTTTCCAAAATCGCCTGCCTTTTGCGTTCCATACGTTGGAATTTTGTAATTTGTAGGTATGTTAGCAATTGACCTATCCCTCAAATTAACCCTGTTTTCCAACACATCCTGAACGCCCTCTCTATGAATGGGCATTAACGGCAAACCAACACCATACTTCTTTTTAAAAAGCTCTTTTTCAATGTCTACTGTTTGTTGATCAAGAGGCAACCCCCTTGCATGCATGTCCCGCAAGAATTGACCAACCGCCACCTCATTCAAAATTGAGTTTCTTGCGCTGGCCGGCGCCAATGCGTACACAAACTCCTGAAACTTTTCAATTGGGATGTTCCGATCAAGAGCGGCTTGTTGCAAAGGATACAAAGACGCATAAAACGTCTCGCCGCCTAGAGGCAATCCACGCTTAATCTGCTGCTCAATCAGGCTGCGATTGACTGGGTCTTCATACATCTCGGTTACATAGTCAATATTTGCCCTCGGAGCAACGTCCCTTGTAAATCTGGTTTGTTCAACGCCCGGAAACCCCTCGAGAGCATCTTTGATAGAGGACCGATCAAATGCTTGCAATTCTTTTTTGGGCGGCGTCCATGGTTTAGTCGGAGCGCTCAAAAAATCCAAAGTCTTTTGAATTCGTTCTTGAACCGCGGGGTCCGTGTTTCTAAGACGCTGACCCTTAGGGTCTGAGTATGAGGACCTCTGAAGAGCACCAAACTTTTTTTCCGCCTCTGGTTTGTCAACACGCTCCCACGTAAATTTCTTTCTCACGTCATTTTCTGCACGTTTTGCAAGCTCCAACTCTGAAAGCTTTGGATTTGCCTGAGCAATATCTGTTGCAGATTTTTCAAGCGCATTCTGTAGAGCAGTATCCGATGCTGACCCGCCCTTCTTTTTCAAGTAACTTTTGATGTTTTCAGAAGCGTTTTTGACCCACTCTTTCACGTCGCTTTTTACGCCGCCGCCTTTGCCAAACCTTTGGACAGGGACCGGCTCATACATGATTGCCATTCCCTGCTTTGGGCTTACCAACCCCTGATACCCATACTCCTTTGCAAGGCGCTCAATGTCGGTCTCCATTTGAGGCCGATCCACCACCCCCTTGTTAAACTTTGCAGAGTAAGGCATACGATTTACTTCCCTTGAAAGCGTTGAAAATCCAAGCGGGTCAGCGCTGATGTCGTACAAATCTTGCCCTTGGGCGCCATATCGAAACCCTCCCAACCCAGCCTCTGGTTGGATTTGACTTGGGTCTCCGGTGTAAAAGTATGAACGCTCCATCACGGGCGAAGTTGTTCCTCGCAACCGCTCCATCTCCGCACCCTTGATGCCCGTCCCAAAACGCTTTGGATCAGTCATGATAAGGCTTTCAACCGGGCTAAAGTGTGTGAGCCTTTCCGATACAGCAGTTCCGGATTGCGGGCGAATGAGGGGCTTCAAATACCCGGGAATCCCACCGGTGTAATCCAGATCCAAAAACTCGGGCGGAAGAATCAAGCTTTTTTGTGGCGCAAACTGAAAGTTGCTCCATGCTTCTTTCAGATCACCCTCAATCTCGCGCACCTGCTTATCGTTCCCACGCCTACGAGCGTCATACAAATCAGCGTTTAGCTCATTGATCAATGACTTGAGTTCAGCGTTGATCGGCGTGTAATTCACAAACGAATTTTGTCCGCGGGTCTCAGACGTCATGGCAATACGCGCAAGCGGAGAGAACATCTTGCTGTGCGCCGCCCACGCAATCTCCTCCCCCTTTGGCCCAAATTGATTCCCATGTATGGCATGACCAAAAAAGTCATGCACTGCTCGGAACATTTCGTTGGTATTCAATCCGGTCGATGGATCTACCTCATTCAAAAAATCGTGAGGATCACCACCCTGATAAACGTACATGTGGCGATTGCCGTATATGTCCCTCAGCAGCTCTTTGCTGTCAGCATAGTTGCCCTCACCCGCACGGTGAAAAGACATGTTGACCGGCAACGCGTTGAACTGATCTTTGGTCTCTTTTGCCAACTGAGCATAAGACTTTGCCATCAACGAGTCGTAATCAACCGCCCCCGACTGATCCACCAAGTCCGGATACTTTGAGGCGTATGCATCAAACACAGCTTTTTTGTAGCCTGAGTCATCTGATGCCGCAAGCTCAAATGTGCGCCCAATTCCGCCTTGCTTGGCCAAAGAGCTCTGGGGAATGTTCGGCAATTCATACGGCTGCTTCGTAGCCGTTAAAGAATATTGATTGGCCACCTGCCGGACAAAATTGTCCGGGGAGTTCATTACTGACCGAACTGTCTCGTCCGTAACTGGTTGCGAAACATCGCCTCGAGCTCCTCCTGCGACGGACGGGGACCCGACGTCTTCCTTCGTGCCGAAGCCTTTGCCCTGAGCCGCTTGATCATTGCTTGGACGGACTCGGTAGAAAGGTCCTTCTTGCTTGGTTTCATAAGCACCTCTTTGTTTAACACCACCTTCTACAATAGCAGGCTTCGTCTTGGTTAACGCTTTTTTTGTTGCGGCCACCCCGGGGATCATGCCCATCACGCCAAACAACCCCTCTATGCCGGCGCCAATGACATCACCTTGCTGAGCCGATGTGCCCGCTGCCTGAAGGTCTCTAATGGCCTCCGGCGTTTGCAATGCCGTACCCAAAAATGGCGTGACATCTGCAAGGCCCATCCCAATAGGGAGGTTTGATGACTCGCCGCCAAACACTGTTTGCGATAACGATCGAGCTCGAGGTCTGGCCAAGCCAATCGCTTCCAATCCACTTTGCAGACCAGACGAAAGCCGCTCTCGTGGTGTGGGGTCATATGGACGCATCTCCGTCTGCTTTAAGGGCTCAAACCCCTCTCCGCGTCGAAACGCCTCTATCTGCTCATCAATTGATCGCGGATCTTTCATTTGCGCTCCAATGATGCAAGGCCGCCACGCTTTTTGAGCTGGTAACGGCCCTTAATCTCTTCCGGTTGCAGTTCATACGCCTGCGTGATCAGTAGCTCACGATTATGCTCGTCCATCGGCACGGTGTGGCCATATTTCCTGCCGGCTTCCAACTGCTTGTAGATCATCTCAAGGTGAGGGGGAAGCCCAGTCTGTGCAGCCCGCTTTTTGGCATAGTACTCAGCCACCTTCTTGTCCATCGCTGCGAACTGCGGCTCAGTAGCGCTCACATCGTCTCCAGCGTAACCACGATACATTCCCCAGTAGATGGGCTGCTCTTTTGGTTCGGAAGCCTTGGAAGCGGCTTTAGCAGCCTTGGCGGCCTTGCGTATAGCGCCACCACCGGCCTTGGTAACGTCTGGGTCTTTAGTATCGTATGTCCCTCGGTTACCAATCGCAGACTTGATCTGAGTTTGGTAAAACGGTCTGTAGGTGTCGTACTGATTGGTGCCAGCCTTCTCGGCAAGCCGGGGAACCAAAACGTCCTTTACGATCATCCCGTCATGATCCGTGTACTTCTTGACGGTATCCACAAACAGTTTTGAATCTGCCGCTGCGAACGGATCTATTCTCAGGTTGCCAATGATTTCCTCCATGGCATTCGTGTCGCCTTCGCGCAGAGCGGACAGGTAATCGTAATAAATCTGATCTAAGTCTTCGTAACCAATGTCATACGAATAATCAAAGTTGGTCAGCTCTTGTTGCTTTCTCAAATCATTCAGTATGTTCAACACCTCTTCGTCCGATGCCTTCCCATAAATTCCAGAGTCACCTAACAGATACGAGAAATAAGTTGGCTCATTGCCATACTCGCGAAAATCAATCGGACTCTTCATTTGCAGATAAGCCGGCATCACAAACGAGTCACTGCCCATCTGACCTTGTGGCGTCAATGAGTAGATGTTCGCCACCTCCCGGTTGTCCGTAAAGCTTGGCGTTGCACGGGAACGAAGATCAGTACTCGTTGCTCCTGCATCCCGACGCTGTCCACGATAAACGGTAAGAGGCTTACCCTCGGGAGTCTTCACCACGCTGCTCTCAATAAACTTGGAGAGCATGTCTTCAGTAGGCTTGGCCTTTGATGCAGCCTTAGCGGCTTTGGCAGCCTTTTTGATTGCCCCGCCACCGGCCTTCTTCAGGAGCTTGCCCTGCACGTCTGAGCCAACAGGGGCCACCATGAGCTTCTCGTAAACCGGGTGGGGCCTACCCTGCAACTGGACCTCACCAACCTCGTCACCGACCGCAAACAACGATCCACGACTCTTTGGCCGCAGGGTGGGGTTGTCACCCTTCCCGGTATTGAACAGCATCGCAGGCGAGGCGTATTCAGTCGACAGCCCGTAAAAGTGCGGGCCCTTCTCAATCGTTGCGATGAACGGCAGGTCAGCAAGAATAGGGTCGCCACCAGAATGCTTAAACAATCCCTTGCGGACAAGGTTCGAGAGCGTCTGAGATCCAAGCGACTTCTCGAGCTCCTCGAGGTCAGTCATGCGGCCAGACATCATCGGCCTGCCCGTCTTCGGGTCGATGGCCACCAGAAGGTTCTCCATCACGGCTGAGTCTAGTATCTCGCCGGTAACCGGGTTGATGTACGCACCAGATCCAAACGCAGACCGCTCCTGATTCACGTTCGCAAGCGCTCGCTCAATCATGCCCTGCGGCCCGGGAAACTTCTCAGGGTTCATGAACCACCGATTGGGAGCGGGCACCACAGGCGTCCTACCGCCCTCACGAACCTGCTCTAGCGCTGCCTTCAGTTGACTGTACTCAGCCTCAAGATCCGTAGCCTTCGAAGCCTTCTTGGCGGCCTTCCCAGCCTTCTTGATTGCCCCACCAGAGGCATAGCCTTCTTCCTCTTGCGTCAGGCCTACAGCAGGCACGGCAGCGAACAGAGGCTGACCCTGCTCGAGCACGGACTTCCGCATCTGAGGCGTGATCGTCAGCTCATGCACCGGAACGTCTTTCCCGTTGGCGTCCTTGATCGTCCCGCGGGTTACCTTCGTGCCGAACTTCGACCCGAGCTTGTTCAGGTACTTGGGCACCATCTGGTCATAGAAGCCCTTCATGCCCTCGCCACCAACCTCGAGGTCAATGCCAGAGATCTTCTTGTAGCCCTCTTTGGCGGCTGTTGAGCCCTCCTCGAAGGACTCGCCTACCCCGTTGACGATCTTCTTGGCCATCTCTTTGCCAATCGTGTCCTCAAGCTGAGACTCGGTCAGGCGGTTCTTATTGATGACCGAATTACCCTTGTCATCCAGCGCTATGAGGCCATAGGTGCCGTCGTCGTTCTTGCGGTAGTCAATGGCATTAACGAAGTTGCTGAGCTTATAGCGGTCGTTCTGGACGCTTCCAGTAGGGATAGCGATCTTGTCGAAGCCCTTCTCAGATGCCTCACGGACCGCACGACGCAGGGCAAGCTCATGCCATGTCGTTTTGAAAGGTGCGTCGGGGATTTGTTTTTTTAAACCACTAGCTAATCTAAATTGTTCTTCTTCAAGATTTTGTATACGGTTTATAACGTCCGTCAATTGATCGCCAATTTCAAATGGAACATCTTCACCTTGACTTAAATAAGGCAATTCAAGCTCTTCTAGTCTTCGTTGCTCTTCTAAAAGTTGTTCGCGCCTCGCGGTAATGCTGTCTAATTTTTGTTGCTCTGCGGCTTTAACTTCTGGTGTGTCATATCCCCTCTTGCGCCCCTCCTGATGCCAGTCTGATTGAACCTCGTCAACCAACATAATCTTCTTGCCGTCCTGCTCAAAGTCAGAGACGCGCATGTGGGCGAGGATGTTAGGCTGGTCGAAGTGAGACGATTCAAATTGATTGATCACTCCGCTTTCGCTCAGGAGCTTCTCGTATTTAGGAATGCGAGACGTTTCTTCAGGGGCGACCACATACGTGGTCAGCTCTTCCCGAGCCAGCTCCTCAGGAACCTTAAACTCCTCGGCATACTGCTTAACAATGTCATTAAACCTTGGACTCGTCTTCTCAAACGGAAGCGTTAGCAGCAGCTCACGGTAGTTCTGACCACCTCGAGTGGAATAAGACCGAAACTTTGTAGGCGTTGCGCCTCCAGTTAATATCTGATTGTCAAGCCGGCTACGCTCTGCGCTCAATGGCTCAAGAATTGCCCTGCCTTCTTGCGAAGACAAAACCCCCTCCTCTACCTTCTGCCTCGTATCCGCCACCAAATCTGTAATTTCTCGGTAGCGATTTTTGGCTTGGGCAAGAGCCGCGGCCTGCTCTGGAGACATCTCACCAAGCCTGACCTCCTCAAGCTTCACCTGATTGGCATTCAGGTAGTCCTTCACCTCCTGCTTGGTGACGTCCTTCTTGCCCTTGAGGAACTCATCCAGTCCCGTCCACTTGATCTCGTCAGCCTTCACGCCCTGCATGTTCGTGATCTGGTTCAGGAACTGTTGCCCAGTCCCCTTGTTCTGCAACGAGTCTGTTGCCCGGTCCAGAGCGGAGTAGAAACCCAGTGGGTTCTGAGTGGGTTGCGACTGGGTTAATTGAATCGATCCAACGGGAGCCGACACCCTCTGACGGAGCATGTCCTCCATAGACGATGCGGCACGGCCAGCAGCCTTCACGCCCTGCTTAGCGGCCATCGTGACCTGCCGGGTGGCGTCATCAATCAATCGAGTCGGAGACGTCAGCATGCCCGGTGTGATGTCGGGGATCTTGGCCGCCTCAAAGGCCTGAGCCACGGGATACAGCGCCTCAGCGGACTCACCAAGGGCGGCAGACTGTGCTGGGGTCTTAGGCGTGAAGTAGTCGGTCAGCGACCCTTCCGCGGTCCCACCACCAAGCTTGGCAAAGGGCTCAGCGAGCCCCTCGAGCACAGCGCCACCAAAGAAGCCGGCGGTGTTGCCAATGGCCTTGATCTGCTCCTCAATCGGGGCGTCCCTGAATGTCTTACGCTGGGCAGCCCGTCCGGCCTGATACTCCCGAGCCAGACGCTGTCGCTCCTCCTCCATGCGGGGGTCGCCCATCGGGAACGGAACTTCGTTGAGCCTCTTGGCGTTCTTGGGAGGGAGTGCGCCAGTGATCTGGCTCAGCAGACGAATATCTTCGGGGGTCATGACATCCACCGATTAAAGGGTTTGGCCATCATATTGCATATGGATTCACCCGTCTAGACCGGCCTGTGTCCGCATAATCGTCCTCATCCCAGTCATCCTGCGGCGGTGGATCGACCTCGAGCCATCCAGCATCCCTCAGGAACCTCAAGGCCTGAGTGGCCGCATCCACGAAGTCATCATGCGACGTGTCAGGGAAGGCACAGATCTGGGAGACGAACCCTTCCGCCCAGTCTCTTACATAACCCGGCCTCTGAGAGCTCTCAGGAATCCACACACGCCCTCGAGCGATGATGTGCGACACGATGTTCAGCCGCTGCATCTTGTCGGCATTGCCGGGATTGTACGCCCTCACAGGCAGGTGCGCCCGCTGAAGGTCTTGAATCAGGCTGATACCCGCAGACTTGTCCTCCACGAGGATCAGGTCGACCCTCTTGCGGTCTCTCCCCTCCCCGAAGACGGTCTCGTACTCCTCTTGGACCTTAGGCCTGAGGTCAGGGTATTGAAGCCTGTCCTGCCACGCATCGATCAGCATGACGCTCATCGGGCCATCTATTGGCTTGAACACGCCAAATGTTAGACAGGCGGTCGGATCGTTGGCCGTCTTCTCTGTATAGGCGCAGTCGTAGGACTGGATGATGTACTCGAACTTGGGGAACTCCCGCCCGTTCGGCCAGAGCCTGAACCAGTCCCTCTTGACGATGCCAGACTCCTCGGGGTCGATGATCTCAGCGTAGATCTCCTGCCGGCCAAGCCTTGTCCCTTCGTAGCTCAGGATTTGCTTGCGGAAGTTATCACTGAGGTTGTCAAGGTTTGAGTAGGTCGAGGCCGTCGTCAGGGCGACATCTTCCCCATCTCTGGCCACCAGCTCGAGAATCAGGTCCTTCGGTCTGGGAGTCGTCGTGCAGATGGTCCGGGTCTTCTTACCAAGACGGACACCGAACTGGATCTGATCCCACGCCTCTTGTAGATAGTCCCATGCGGCCAGCTCATCAAGCCACGCCCCGTGGA